GATGGCCTGCCATTGGAGAATGGATACATCTGGATTGGCGTGGCCAACCTGAATCCACAAGTTAACCCTATTGCAGCTTACTGGGACGCAGCCCTTACGGTTCCAGCGGTACAGCCTATTCGCACGCTCAACGGTTATCCAAGCTACCAAGGGACGCCAGCCCGTCTTTATGTAAACAGCGATTACAGCATCCAAGTTATAAACAACAAGGGAAGTTTTGTTTACAGTGCGCCTGAAGCATCAGAGCGTATCAGCAGCAACTTGGTGACATATCAGCCCCCATTCGTTGGCGGCGTGTCCACCACAGTTCAAGATAAGTTAGCCCAAAGCGTCAGCGTGTTTGATTTTGGGGCTATTGGAGATGGTGTTGTAAATGATGCGGTAGCTATTCAGGCAGCAGTAAATTTTGCTACATCGTCTGGAAATGCTTTGCATATAAACCCAGGAGATTTTTTGCTTAACAGCGACGTTACCGTTCCTGGTGAACTAATGATGTTTGGTGATGGGCGAGAAGCATCTCAGTTTAGCGGAACTGGCAAATTCTATCTTCAAGGTTCTCTTCAAGTAGAGAATATTGGCTTCTTGGGAACCGCCGAACACATTGAAATTGCCACGAACGCAGTTGGTGCTACTACGTTTGGTTATATTCGAGTGGATAAGTGCCTGTTTAATAATTCAACAACTTTTTCTATCGTTACCGAAAGCACTAATCGAAATGTATTTGTTGAAGAAGTAACAATATTAAACTCAGTATTTAACGGTATTGGCGCTGGGTCTGGAGCAATAGACATTCGTGCTTCTCACAGAATTGCCAATGTTCACAACAACATTATTGAAGATTACAACAGTTCAGGTGGTTGCGGGGCTATTCGTTTTGGTCAACTAACCACATCTACTGATGCCAACTGTTTTTCTCATATTACAAACAACTACATAGACAACATTTCCTCCGTTGGTGGAACTGGTAGCACATACGGCATTCAAGTGCTAAAAGGCTACATGAACATTATTGGAAACACAGTTCGCAACCTTATTAACGACGATAAAGATGATTGTGAAGGAATCTACGCTAGTGGATTTTCTTCTCGCGTTATAGGAAACACATTGGTTGACGCCGGAGCAGGTGAGGCGCAAATCACAATCAAAGGTGGTTCTAAGTGCAATGTAATCGGCAACTATGTTTTCCAAACCGCTGGACGTAACCGTGCGCCTGGAATTTCAATACAAAACGCATCTGGCTCCATCTGCCAAGGCAATATCGTTATTAACCCTTACAAACGCGGAATCTGGATTGATGGAGCAGGCATTCCAAGCGATGTGTTAATTGATGGAAATTTTATTCAAAACGTTGAAAATGACGGAACTGGTTTTAATTTCTTGGGCGTAACGTCTGGAATTTATTTAGCAAACTCCGGCGATCAGGTGCGAGTAACAAACAACCAAATTGATGGCGTAGTAGATACCGTTACAGCAACTAACGTGGCTTGCATCCATTCAACCGGCAACAAGGTTGCGCTGTATATTAATAACAACACAGTAACTATCAGCAACGGTGATGCGATCATGATTTCGTCGGCTCCATTGTCTGTTTCCGTAAATGGCAATGATCTTATTGGCACGGCAAACCAAGGTTTTCGCACTTCCACAACTGGTGGCGTGACTAACTTGCAATTCACCAATAACCGGATTGCTTCCACAATTACAACTCCAGTTTTTTTTAATGGTGCAGTGCTTCCAACCACGTTTACGGCTCACGGGAATATTGGTTATCTTAAAGGCACAGTAACGGCTGGTGTCGGCCCCGTAGCGTCCGGCGCATCTGCAACCCTTGCCTCTACGGTTACAAATGCTAGGTTTGGCGATACGGTTAAAGTGTTTGCCCCATTATCGCTAACGGGTTGCTTTGCAACTGGATATGTTTCCGCTAACGATACAGTCACAATTGTTGTTGGCAACTTGACTGGTGGCCCCGTAACATTAGCCAGCGGTACATGGAAAGTTGATGTGGAGAAATTAGCATGATTACACCATCGCTGTCGATTGACTTTACTTCTGCTGTTCTTGACCCACGGATTACGTTTACGCGGACAGATGCAACAGCGACCAGAGTAAACGCATCTGGATTTATTGAAGGAGTTGCGGCAGATACACCAAGATTTGAATTTAACTCAATTACGCTGGCGTGCAGAGGACTCTTGATAGAAGACACAAGGCAAAACATCTTATTTCCAAGCAATGACTTTACAAATATTGTTTGGCTTCCAACTGAAGCCAGTGTTGTTTCTGTGGCAAACACAGACCCACAAGGTAATGCAAACAGCCAAAAACTTGTAGACACTGCCGTGAATTCTGTTCACCGCATTGGAATAGCAATGTCGGTGGTTCCGCAAACTTACACAGTTTCTTTATATGCCAAGGCAGCAGAAATAAGCTGTTTTACATTGACTAGAAGCGGGTCTGGGCTTGCATCTGCTCGGTTTAACTTGGCGACTATGACGGCAACAAACATCACTGATGCCACAAATTTGACCATGACGCCTGTCAAAAATGGATGGGTTCGTTGCGCGATGACTTGGACTTCCGCTGTAACAATTGCGCGAACGCTTTTTATTCAACTGGAAAACCCAGCAGGAACTTCAACGTACACAGGCACAGGTTCGGGCGGTTTGTTTTTGTATGGAATGCAAAGAGAAATAGGCGCATCTGCCAGTAGCTACATTCCCACAACAACTTTGGCCGTTACAAGAAATCCTGATGTTGCTACTATTACCGGAGCAAACTTTAGTAATTTTTGGCAAGCCTCAAAAGGCGGGGCAACGGTTCAAGTCACTCCATCAACCGTATCAGGGATTCGTCCATTGGTGCAATATGATGATGGAACAGCAAATGAAGTAATTGCTTTACGCGGCAACATTGCAGACCCTGAGTTGTACATTGTTGATGGTGGAGTAACTCAAGCCCAACTTGACGCGGGAACAATTGTGGCAAACACACCGTACAGCTTAACGGGATGGTGGGATACTAACGACTGTAGGGCACGCAAAGACACAGGTGCAATAGTCACAGACAATACGGCAACCATTCCCACGGTTACGCAAGCACGAATTGGAAGTGATGGTACAAATTACCTTAACGGTATTATTGCAACCATCAATTATTACAATACGTTTTCAGGTCAGATTTACACTCGGCGTAAAAACAAAGCCGTTTTTTCAATTTTGTAAGGAGTCAATATGTCTACTAATTCTCAAATTGCTTTTTCCCCTCTTGGTGAAACCATTTTTGTGGCTGCAACAAGCACAGCACCGACTGGAATTCAAGCACCTGTTTACACGAAGTTTGATGCACAGAATGCTGGTCAATTTCGTTTTGTAAACGCTGGCACAAACATAGCATTTATCGGAACTGGCTCAAGCGCAGCAGATGCTACGGCCAACGCAGTGGCTCCCATTGCTGGAAACCCATCTCCAGCCATTGTGTTATTGCCTGGCGCGGTTGAAATTCTGCGTTTTAGTAAAGAGACATTTTTTAGTGGTTTGTCTGCTGCCGCGAATGCGGTTTACGTCACGCCAGGCCAAGGTCTGTAATCATGGACTACCAGCAACTGCTAAACATCGTACTTGGCACCGCGATGGCGGTGGTTGGCTGGTTTGCCCGTGAATTATGGGCGGCGGTCAAGGAGCTAAAGGCGGACTTGTACAAGCTGCGCGAAGATCTGCCTAAAGAATACGTCACCAAAGACGATTACCGGCAAGACATACGCGAACTCAAAGATATCATGAACAAGGTCTTTGACAAGCTAGAACACAAGCTGGACAAGTGATGGACATTACCGGCCTTGGTTCTATTTCTGATCTAGTCAACACGGCTATTAACAAGATATGGCCGGACAAGTCTGAAGCTGAAAAGCAGCAGCTTGCAGCAGCCGTAATGGTTGTTCAAGGACAGATCGACACCAACAAGGTAGAGGCAGCAAACCCCAACGTATTCGTCTCTGGCTGGCGTCCCTTCATCGGCTGGGTTTGTGGCGCAGCCTGCGCATGGAACTGGATCGGCTTACCCATTGCAACAATGGCACTCAAGTTTTACCAGATTGAACTGCCTCTTTCTCCAGCCAACTTGTCAGAGATGCTTCCTGTGCTGATGGGAATGTTAGGTTTAGGAACGCTTCGCACCGTCGAAAAGATAAACGGTGTAGCGTCCAAGTAACACAATCGTGTTATGTTCCAAAAGTTTTAACACCAAGGACTAGCATGGCAGATCACATCAGCGATGAAGAGTTTATTGAGCTTTGGAGTTTGCACAAAACCCCAGTCAAAATGGCCAAGGCTCTTGGTATTGGCGAAAGAGCAATCTATCGCAGAAGAAGCTCCATAGAGGGCAGAAAAAACGTCAATTTAACAACGCACAAGGAATCGTTTACTGCATCTCCAGTGCGCCCAAAGTCAGAGTTAGGGGTTCTCAATGGAACTGTTATTGTTTTTTCTGACGCTCATTTCTGGCCTGGGATACGGACTACTGCTTTTCAAGGCTTATTGTGGGCGATTGAAAAGTTTGAGCCAAAAGCAGTTATTTGCAACGGTGATGCTTTTGACGGTGCATCTATATCTCGCCACCCACCTCTGGGCTGGACTCGCACGCCAAGCGTGATAGATGAGCTAAATGCTTGCAAAGAAAAGCTGGGTGAAATATCTGAACTTGCCAAGAAAAAGCGCCACAACGTCAAGCTGATGTTTACGATGGGCAATCACGATGCTCGATACGAGGCTCGTTTGGCGGCTAATGCTCCCCAGTACGTTCAAACGCCAGGCTTTAGCATTGCAGACCACTTTCCAGAGTGGTCGTTTTGTATGTCAACTTGGGTGACGGACGATGTGGTGGTTAAGCATCGCTATAAAGGTGGCATCCACGCTACACACAACAACACGGTCGGGGCTGGCAAGACCATCGTAACGGGCCATTTGCACAGCTTAAAGGTTACACCCTATGCAGACTACAACGGCAATCGGTTCGGCGTAGATACGGGCACTCTGGCAGAGATTAACGGCCCTCAGTTTGACTACGCCGAAGAAAACCCGCAGAACCATCGCTCTGGGTTTGCGGTGCTTACGTTTAAGGATGGTCAACTGCTTTGGCCTGAGTTGGTTCACAAGTGGGCTGAGGGACAGATTGAGTTTCGCGGTGAAGTGGTTGATGTGAGTGGCCTCTAAAGGGCAAAAAAGAGCATTCACTTTGGTAAATGCTCAATCTTGCCCTCATAGAAACAAATTATTCGTCCGCCGACTCAACTTCGTAGCCGTCGGCATCTTCCACTAGCAACCAGTCGCCGGTCACAACGTCCAAATAGTACCAAGCCTCATGCTCTTCGTCGTACCAAGCATAACGGTCAGTGTCTTCGTCGTAGGCGTACTCTACACCGTCCTCAAAGTGCTGGGCGATTTCTTCAGGGATATCCTCGCCTTCGTCATCTTCAAAGTCCTCGTCTTCGTCAACAACGCTCAGATCACCAAGCATCTGGGCAATCTCAGCCAGTTGAAACAACGAGCTAGTGGAAAATTCAAAATAGCCGTTATCGGCCATGTCAACGGTCACGGTAAACATCATATTCTTCTCCAAAAATTAAGCGGCGGGATGCCGCAAAAACATCTTACAGCACCATGATTACGAACTTTAATGCCTGTCTTGACCAAGTTTTAGCATCGGAGGGAGGCTTTGTAAACCATAAATCTGATCCAGGCGGTATGACTAACTTGGGTTGCACAAAAACAACATGGGAAGAATTTGTGGGCCATCCGGTGTCAGAAAAAGATATGAGGAATCTGACAAAAGCCGACGTGACCCCACTTTACAAGCGCAAATACTGGGACAAGGTGGCTGGCGACAAACTTCCCTCTGGCCTTGATTACGCGGTGTTTGATGCTGCCATCAACAGCGGGCCAGGCCGTGCCGCCAAGTGGCTGCAAGAGATTGTCAACGTCAAGGCTGATGGCGTTATCGGCCCCAAGACGCTGGAAGTCGTGGGGACTTATCCTGTTCAGTTTCTAATCTCGCAGTACAACGACACCCGGCTTCAGTTCCTTGAAGCGCTACCAACTTGGCCCGTCTTTGGCAGGGGCTGGCACAACCGAGTTTCCCATGTCCAATCGGTGGCCAGTCAGCTTGCATAATTAATTCGGTCTATTATTTTGGTTTCCTGGTTGGTTTAGGACAGTCTTCGGGCGGTGTGACGATTCCCCAGATGGCTTCGTATGGTTGTCCCTGACCCGCCTCCGTCCACCGGTCAACGTAAGTGTCTGGCATAGCAACAAGCGAGGATGCAACGGACATTTTGGCAGCACCTATGCGGTCGGCAAGTTCGGCGACGGTGCAGCCCTCTTCCTCCTTGCGGAGTATGTCGCGGATCATCGATTGCCACTTTGGTCTGCTCATTGCGCGTCTTCCTTAGCCTGGTTACGTTTAGGTAGCGGCAGCCAGCCGAGGCACCAGTGGCCGTTCCATATTCCCGTAGTGCAGATGCCCCCGGTGGTCAGCAGTAGCAGCTTGGTATTGTCGGGCGGCTTGGGGTCGCCAGCGTGTGGGTAGAAGAACTCTTGACCCCCGGCTAGGTATCTTTGCTCGGTCATTGGTTTAATTCCTGCTTAAGTCGTTGATGAAACTGCTCTTGCCCGTCATCACAGGACAGCAACCAGTCAACACGGTGTGCATATATCTGTGCTACTCGCAAAGCCTTCACAGCCTTCTCAAACTGTTCAATTGTTGCTGGTGTGTAGGGGTGGTCTCGGTCATCATTCAAGGCAATGACATTCTCAATTTCGTCTGCAATGTCGCTGATGCTGTATTGCTTGTACTCAAAGTGTCCGCCGCTCATGTGTTCCCCCTTGCCCTGATAACTGCTGCAAACATTATTCCAGCGTCTTTTTCAGCGCCCGTACCCCATTCAAAATC